CGCCTGCGCTTGGGCGCGAGTCCCAAGGATGCCGCGAATGACGCGAATTGACGTACCCGACACGGACGAAATCTGCATCGCTTCGTCATTGACCCAGACAAACTGTCCAGCCGAAAAATTCGTCCCTGACGCGACCGTAATCGTCGCCTGAGAGTTATTAATAGCTGCACTGAGGGTCGTGCGTGTCATGTATGTCTGTGCATTCACCTGCTGTGACATGCCTAACAAGAAGCCTGCCACCAGCAGAATCAAGAAGAATTTACGCATACTACACCTTCCTTTCATCTGTTAAGCGGCAGCAATCGCCACCGACCACTCTGGTCGTTGGGTCTTGAGGCCATAGAGGACGTCAAAACGACTCTTCCAGATATCGGAATCGCCGTCATACCATTCGATATACCGCAGACCGACACCCGACTGTGAGTCATACTTCATCGAAGCCTGATTCACACCCTTGGGGCGCTCTAGCGGCACAATTGCCAACGTCACGGCTTCTTGGTTGAACGCGACACCCTGAGAATACACATTCCCGGTTGTCCCGAACACCGTAATCGCCGCGCCATCTGCTGGCAGCGCACTGACATTCTGGAACCGTTCCCCTGGTCCCACGATGGATGGCGAAATACTAATCGTCATAGCACCGGAACTGTCACTCACTGCCGTGGTCACCACAAACTGCTGAAGATCAGACAGTGTTGCCTTCGTGACCGGATTCACAGTAAACACGCCTGCCACCGTAAAGCGGTCGCCCACCGTGAGGTTGCACGCGCCGCTGTCCCAGCCATCCGTGATCAGACTTGATCCCGTTTGACTGGCACCATTGACCAACGGGGTGCCAGAATAGGTGCCGACGGTATGCGTGTAGACGTTCTGGTCGGTATACCAGTTGTAGCCTGCCACATAATCCGACACTTCTGCTTTGTCGAACACCTCGTTAATTTTACCTGAACGATGAAAGTAATCTCTCAACGCATAGGCAATATCACCTTCCATCTCCGCATTCACCATCAAATGACGCTCACCATTGCCACGAGGACAAGTCATATTGGTCAGCTTCACACCTGCGTCAATGTAGGTTGCCATGGTGGTCGGGGTCGTTCCCGGAGTGCCTACAGCCATGTAAGTCGCCTTGGTCACATCTTCGAGGATGTTCGCATCGACTTCATTCGCCAGTCGGACAATGGCAGGCTTTAACACCTGCGCCGTCAAGCTGTTTAAATCCAGCTTGCGCTCCTTCGAGGTCATCGAAAAGTCCACACCTTGCTGACGATCTAATGTCAGCGTGTCGGACTGCTCTTCAATGTCCTGCCCCGCCCACGCCTGGCCGGTCCGAACGGTGAACTGCGCCGGTTTTCTAATCCGGAGCGAATCACCAATCTGACCACCCTTCGACCCGAAGTCGCCTTCGAGCTTTCGACTACAACACTTGGCTGCATAGAGGTTGTTTTCAAACACATCTAGTGCGGCCAACGTGATGTCATCTATTGTGGGTAGATTATTCGCCATCACTTACCTTTATTAAAATCCACCTCAGACAGTCCGTCGTCCGCCGCGCACTCCGTGACGATTGCGAAATTGAGCCAGAGTTGCCGACCGACTGTCATAATGAGTGGATGTAGCGCCTCCTCCCACCGGATTCATTGGTGGAGATGGAGTATCTACAGGAGTTGATGCAGATTGAGCAGGAGATACTCCTACTTTTGCTTCAATCTGCGCTTCTAATTTTCCAATCGCCCGAAGATGCGCCTTGAGCGTAGGCTGGTTATACAAGTTTATGACCGCTTGGGGATTTGATCCCAAATAATGGGCCATGTAATGACCGATGGGCGACGTAAGGAGCGTTTCAACCAAAGGCCGCTGCTTGCCATCGGTGGGCAGCGTTTCATATAACACATTATATGCCTGGTCAAAATCGGGAAGTTGTTTACGTACCTCGTCTAATTTGCCATCCCAAGTCGCTTGCGCGTGCTGGATTCTGGCCTCTACATGCGCGGCACGATTCGCTGTAGACTGTTGATCTGTCTGTTTCTGATATTCCTGGCGAGCGTGCCATCTGGCATTCGCCGCCGTAAATGCCGCATACGGATCTGGGGCATCACTAAACTGTTCTAATTTCGGCTCTTCTTGATCTGACTCAACTTCTTCAGAAACCTCTTCTGGAGCCTCTGCTGGAGCCTGTGCTGTCTCCTGTTGAGACAATTGCTGACGTAAAGCATATCGTTCTCGAAGTAAGGCTTCAATCCGTTTGGCTGCCCGACTCCGTCGATCCAGCACTTCACCCGTATCCGGATCATAAATATGCTTCTGTGGATCCATCTGAGCGGGATTCACTTCATCCGATTCAGCCTTGACTTCAACTTCTGCAGGAGCCTCCTCAGAGACTTCCCCCTGACGTTCAGCATCCCGTGCCGCACGAAAACCTTCTAATTCACTCGAAGGAAGTGCAACTGGATCAGCCCCTGTTTCCTGGGGGGACGTCGGAACCTCAGGTATAACATCTTCAGTCATCGTATCTCTTTCTCACATCAAGTTCTGGTGGATGCGTCACCGCTGTATATATTGGACTATTTTCTAAAAAGTACCAAACTATTTTGGCTTTTGATAGTAAGGATCAAGCATGTCCTCACCACCTATCTCTTCAAACCGCCACTCCTTCTGTCGAGCATTCCCACTGAACTTGATATACAGATCTTCTGGCCATCGAATAATCTCTTCACGGCCTCTTTCCCTTTGATCCATGGCTTTCCTAATCTTCAAATAAAGATCCGGATGCCTCTCTCTCACACGATCTATGAGCTTCCGTGACAAATTATGTATTTGCACATCGTCACGATCTAGTACAATATCAGCGAAATCATCCAATGTCCTGGTGCTTAACTTTCCCTTACTACGCTTCGCAGCATATAACTCACGTTGCTCAAGAACCTCATCGGGCTTTCGTTGCGGATAGAATCCTCCGTGATGTGTACGTTTCTGAAAGTCAGATCGAACACTCCACGGCTCAAGACGATTCTTCTTACTTTCCGTCAATTTCTTAAACTCAGCGAACTTACTATCTCTTTGTTCATGCCATTTGTCTGTTCGCTTAGTTCCCCACTCCTCGAACCGATCTAACCCCGACCACCCTGTTTCGTCTATTTGGTACTTTACAACCTCCGAAGGATCAAGATCGAATTTTTCAGCAATCTCCCGCACCTTATCTTCGTTCAATGTTCCAGTTGGTCCCTCATTTGTCCATTCAAATATCTCTTCATCTCCACTAGGTCTAAACCGAATCTCATCCTCATGTTCATGGAGGTCTATGGAAAAGTCACCCTCGCCTTCCAGATCATTCCAATGTCTTCTATGCTCAGTAATCCGATCCATTAATTCATTTAATTCTTTCTCGGTCGCCTTGTTGAGCGGCTCCTCGTAGAACGGCTCCCCTACTCCTGTTGCCCTCTCGAAGTTTGTGAGAGGACGTCCAAGCCTTGCACGCTCAACGGCTTCCTTGCCAACCCCCCAGAAGTCTAATTTATCCCCCTCATCCCAATTCCCATCATCCCATTTTAACTCAAGATTCTCACCATATACTTTCTTGAGCGCCATTTGAAAAATATCTTGTTCTGCTGGACTTAGCCTATCAAAGCTCTTCTGGCTCGGCTGATATCCAATCACTTTTGGCTTAGGACTTTTTACAGACGTGGGTTTTTTAGCAGTACGGCTATAGACGGGGGGACCTGGATGGTCCGGCTTCCATCCTTCAGGAGGAGGATAATCCCCACTCAACCCACTCATAGGATCTTTTTTACTTGATCCCCCTGTTCTAGTCTTTTCTACCGTGGGTTTGATTTCTTCAAGCTTGACTTCACCACCATAAACGTCCCCGAGATCCGCTTCAAAAGCTTTTTGGTCCTCAGCTCTTTTCTGCTTCGCTCCAGTTACACTTCCTTGATAATATCTATCCGTATCAGGTAACCCAGGTACCCGCTTTCTATTTGCTGCGGCGCTCTTATTACCTGTACGGATAATTCCATAGTTGTTCCGAAGTCTGCGTAACGCCTGTATAGCCAGCGTACGAGAGGCATGATCTGTAAACTGTCCAGCAGTCACAGGATCATATACTCGATAATTAGTTCCTATCCGATGAATAATGCCCTGATAGCGTTGAGTAGGACTGCCTGGACCACCAAATCTCTTATTTAACACCTCTTGCGTTAACGTCGTTCCTCTTTCGTCAAAATGACTCGGTGTACGCTCCAATCGCTCCAGTTTCTGCTGCTGTAATCGTTCTTGACGAGTTAATTTCGGTCCTCTTGTTCCCTGTAACTTCGATGGAATCACTCGTTCTGTACGACGTCCCAACTCCGCCAATTTAAATGCTTTTACTGCATTAGTCTTCCTTGTAAACGTCTGAGGATTCTGCATTCCCTTCTGCCAGAAAAAATACGCATAACGCGCCCCATGCTTGCCAGGTGTTCCTCCTTGAAGAACCGGAACACGCTCAATAACAGAATCTCCAGTCTTGAATTGAACCGGTTGACCCTTTCTATCAAAAAATTGACTCGTCGGCCTGGGATTTTGTGACGTCGGTGGTTTAAATGCCGAAGGAGCGGGTTGAGGAATATCTAGAGTCTGTTCTCGACTTTTCAGTCGAGTACGTGTTGTACCACGACCAGCAGCTTGTACTGGAGTTGTTGTCCCTTTTTCCTGAGAACGCGCCCCGAATCGCTCTAATGCTTTTTTCACACCTTGCTGAATCAATTCCACTGATCTTGGATTAATATTTCGAGCGAGCTTCTCGATTAACTTCGGAAGTCCTACACCTCTTGCAACAGGTCCACCCATCGCCTGCATTAAGATAGGATCTGGTTCCCCATAAACCCGTGGTTCTGGAGCAGCACCAATTTGTGGAGTCTTATCAATGTTCCATCGAGTAGGCAGAATAGGAATAGGAGGCAGACCAGTGCGAGGATCAATGTATCCCGGTGTTCCAGGCTGAGTGGATTCCTTATCATCCGAAAGAGTGCTTAATAAATCCATCAGACGATTACCACCCCGCATTAATCCACGTTGCAGGGATGGATCAAAAACACTCGGCTCGAAACGATACTGAAGTAAATCCTTCCAATCAGCCATATATCCAACTAATATTTAGGCATTTTCGGGGGTTTTTTCGTGGGACGCTTCTTCGGCTTATGAGGCATGAATAAACTCCTAACTTCGAGGTTTCCGACGTTTTCCCGCTTTACTCATCGCAATTGCGACGGCCTGTTTCGGTTTATACCCTTCAGACCGTAACGTCCGAATATTCGTACTCACCGATTTCTTACTTGACCCTTTTTTTAATGGCATCTCGCCTCCTAACGAATCGGGCGACCTTGAGGTGGTCTCATTGGTGGTCCCGGAGGTCCTTGGGGTCCTGGAGGCATCATTCCAGGTGGTCCTGGAGGTGCGCCTGGTGGACCCATGGGCGGAGGTCCTCCTGGTCCAGATGTCGGAGGTCCAGACACTTGTTTGGGAGGAGGCATCTGGGAAGCCACTTCTAAATCAGCGAACTTAAGAAGTCGCTTCGTCTCCTCCTGCGCCAGTAGTTTCGATCCCTCTGCATCAATCTTCAATAACTCTTTAATCAAATCCGTACGAGTCCCAGTAATGGTCGCTTCCGCCTGAATCCGCGCAATTCGCTCCTTCGTCTCATCGGACTCGCGTGTTCGGGCGAGATCTTTCTGGGCCTTCACCTCATCCATTTCAATCTTTTGATCCAATTCCTTTAATCGTCCGGTGAGTTGCTGAATCATCTGCTGCGACTGCTCTAATTGCTGTTTAACCTGAGGAGGAATTTGATCCTGTTCTTTATCCCCCTGTAATTGCGGCGGTAATGTCTGATTTAAACGCTTTGAGATTTCCTGCACACCCGGTCCATCAATATTTTTCACCGCAATCGGAGCCATCGCTGCGGCCATCTGTGGCGGGAGGACTTTCATCAGATCAAATTGCCACGCTGCTGCTTCCTGACGTCGGGTGGTATAACTGGCTCCTACCGTCACGGCCACATCATATTGTCCCGCCCCCCATTCATAAATTCGTTGTACGCCTTTCTCACCCTGATACGGCTGTCCCATCGTGGCCATTTTTGAATCTCGATCATCTTCTAAACCAGCCAACCGCAATACGCGCCCCGGTCGGGTATAAATCCTCGGAATTAAATCCAGGAGAATCAACCCTTCATAGATCAACGCTTCCCCAAAATTTTCATGGTAATTCGTATTGCCTTCGGCCTGGGATTCCTTCCGTGCCAGAATCGCTTTACCGCTTTGATCCGCCCCTCGACGATTCGGGTCCGTGGCGTCATACCAGCCGGTGGTCGTCCTTAAATCGGATTTATGCTGGTTAATGGCGACAACGAGTGCCTGAATCTTATTGGGATCAGTAAACTGGGCGACCGAAGGTGAGGGCAACGCTCGTCCTTCCGCATCGAAGGCTTTCGTGAGCAACGCGGGAAACGGCATCCGTGCCGCTTCTTTCCACATCTCTTCCAATCCCTCAATTGACTCAACGGTGGCCAGTACCTTGGATTTCGGACTGAGCGCCAGCTCATAAACGAGTTCGGAATTCTGATAGTTATACATCCGCTGCGGATCACGGGCGGCACGCACAATGCCTCGAAGAGAACGCTTGCCATCAACGACTAACGATTCACCATAGATAGGGATAACAGGAATATACCGTCCTGGCCAATCTCGTCCTGCCGTTTTATTCTTATTTCCTTCGAGAATTTCCGCGCCACTAATCTTGGCTAATTTCACAGACCGTTGCTGTAATCGACGACGCTGCACGATCTCGACGCCATCCGGTAAGTCATCGGCAGGAATTGTGATTTCTTGACCACTTGGGGTGCGAATTAACACCACCTCTGGCCCTTCTGTCACATCAAGATAAAAATAATCAGCAATCCGAACCGAATCTTCAGGATACCATTCTGGCATCGCCAATCCAGTTGACTGAAAGGCAGCCTCGCTGGTCGCAATCGCACTAGGATAGCGTCTTTCAAACTCTGATTTCGGAATATCTTCAACAATAAAGACAAACCGGCACTTCTCCGGCTCATGGAGAGGACACGCAGGATCCCGGAAGACCGCCATGGAATTTTCAATGGGCTGATATCGAATACTTTGATCAAAGAGTGAGTCTTGGGGCGCATTTGTATCGCCTTCATTTTCATATTCCGTAACGATTCGATAATACCCAAACCCAACAGCAACCGCTGATTTAAACGCTTCATCCCGTGCTGATTTGGCATGACCCTTATTTTCAATATGGCGAATTAATCCCTGATACACATCGGCAGTATCAATATCCGCTCCAGAATCAACTGGCACGGTTAACAGACTTGGCTTGGATGCTCGTTGCCGTCCGATTAACTGACGAAAAGGTTCGCCAATCTGGTCAATAACGAGCGTCGGGCGATCTCCTCGATCCCGTTCATCCTGCGGATCCCACTGTTCGAGATTGAGGAAGCGCAGGTCCTTTTCGCCTTCCTCCCGCTGCACGGATTCTGCCGTATCTGCGCTACGCCACTGATCTAATGCCGTATTTAAAAACTCTCGACTCCGTTCATTCATAATAGGTGACATAATTATTGACTCATCCAACTACGCCAGCTAGACGAATTTCTCGCTCGATTCTTGATAAATGGTACATGACGTAAGACAGTAGCGGCAGCAAAGGTGAGCGCCAAGGCATCCCCATCGTCGGGCGAATCAATCCCGCGCCCTTTCATCTGCTCTTTCGACTCTAGCATGACCCGATCTTTTCCATCGTGTTTGTACCCAGGTCCCGTCAAATCGTATTCCAGGCGAGGCATTTTATCAATCGCGCCGCGTGCCAGCCAGTCTCGACACTTCCCCCACATATAACTTCGCATATTTGCGAACTTTGTTGAAGGACTTTTTGCACCAAATTGCACTTCGACCACATTCTTGTGACCTAACTGACGGAGTCTATCGACAATCGGTCCACCAATGCCGGTGCCATCGACGAACATGGTCCCAATCCGTTTGCCCTCAAAATCCCGATCCAGCACATCCGCTGCCAGCGTCACGAGCCGCATCGAATCCCGCGTATCTTCTCCGGTTAACCGAATGGGTGTAATGCTCCTCGCATCCTGTCCACACCGAAATCGAAACACGGACTGATCATTCCCACCGCGTGCGACATCCAGGCCGCAGACTAAAGGCTCATCACGAAGACTTAACGCATCACGTCGCTGGGCATTATACACAATTTCACTGCTGATAAACTGGAGATCGGACGCGGATGGAGGAAGCCCCCGGACCCGTACACGATAAAAGTCGGAGTCCTCACCGTAATCCTCTGCCCATTCTTTCAGTTGATCTTTATTCGTAAAGCGGCATTCCCGACTATCAATCTGCACACTCTCCCACCGCTTCCGCAACGATCCGAAGCAAATCCGATGAAACGCGCCCGTGGACCGTGTGGGATTGCCAAAGACAAACATCATCGGTTCGCCGTCTGTCAAGCCCCCTTCTGCGACCTCGAAAATCTTGTCCGGCACCGCACTGCTTTCATCGACGACATAGAACGACGTCGAATCGGCGGCGTGCTGTCCGGAAAAGGCTTCGGAGTTTTCCTCCTTGCAGCTTTGGGCGGAACAGAACCAGCTCGCTTTATGTCCATTGTGATACATCCGATCACTCGTGACCGTAAACCAATCACCTGTCAGGCAGAGCTGAGTCCACCGCTGAATCGACGCCCAACTCTTGTCCCGCAACTGCGTAAAGGTATTGGCGGTAATCGTCCCCTTGGCATGGGGACGGGTGGACATAATCCAGTTGACAATCCACGCCACCATGGTGGATTTCCCAATCCCGTGACCTGAACTCACTCCCATCCGAATGGGCGCGACCGGTTTTAATCCGGTAAACCCGCGCTGTTTAACGGATTCACC